CATAATCATTTTGTGCATTCATACCTGCTACAATTGACTTATAATCTGTTCCAGTTGGTGTATTTTCATAAGCCATATCGGATTGATTAACATAACTGTAGGGGTCAATTTGGTCTTTGTGTGCTTGAGATTTAAAGTGGGGAGAGTTGTAGTCAGGTGTAAAAGTATCTCGTGGTCTTCCTCCACCAAAACTTACATTTGCACTACCTCTAAAACCACCCTGTCCTGTTGAGCGTGTTGTTGGTACGTTAGCACCAAACAAAGCATCGTACTGAGCTACAGCTTCAGGCTGATTTGCTTTTAATTCAGCAAGTGCGGATTCGTATAATGGTTGTGAACTGTAGCCACTAAAGCCATTAAAGTCTGTTGGCTCAGGCATACCACTTGTAGCTGTTAAGTTACTGCTAGGGTCAAGCAAACCAAATGCTTGTGCCGCTCCTATGTTTGCATCAAATGCCGCATTCTGTGTTGGTGTAAATGCCGCAACATCTGCTCCATAATAGGGCATGTACTCAATTCTTTGTACATCTTCAGCTCGTTGTAAATTTCTTATTGCAGGGTCACGAATCCAAGCAGGAATCGTTGTCTCTTGCGTTTTACTTCCACCTTTTCCACCACCACCACTCATGTCAAAACTCCTTCAATAATGTTGTGAACTGTTCTGACCAACCTCTTGACTGCAAGACTTTTTTCCATCCTTTACGTCCTGCTACTGTCATGCCATCACAGCCTTGTTGTTTACTCCATGCCATTGCATCATCATGCATGTCTGTAATTTGTTTAATTCCGTAGCCTTTGTCACCACCTGCTAGGAATACGTGTAGCACTTTTTTATTAGGATACACTATTATCTCAGTTACTGCACATCCGTTTGTACCCATCCATAGTTGCATGTGTCCACTTAACACACCATCTACAATGTCTTTAAAGTCATGAGTATCACCACCTTTTTTAAGTGCTGACTCTATCCAGTCTTTACCACGCATTAACTGTTCTTGTATATTCATGGGTCTAATTTTATCCTAATCCATGCTCCATTTTTAGAAACTACAGGGCAGTCCTGAGCTTCATCCCACATAATAATGCCATCTTGTGTAGCTTTACTATCTGAATTATAAAATTGTAATTTATTTCTAGTAGTTGTTATAAACGTATTTAATCGCTCACCCCATGGCTTCCAATCTTTGCCTAATGGTGGTGGAGGTGTCTGTACACTCATCGTCTACCTCCTGCATTAGCTTCAATACGCATTACCCCTGACCTCCAGTTATCATTACCTGTGCCTTGTACTTTTATACGCACCTGTCTACCCTGAAAGCGAACATCTGTAGGATTACCAAGCGTAAATGCTCCATGTGAGGTCTCACTATCATTAGGATAAAAACGTGTCTTAAACGTAACTTCTACTTGTCCTTGTGTTTTTTCGTCAGGTATAAGTTGTGTTACTTTCATAATGCTATCACCATTGCCAAGACTAATTGAACCTGACTCAGCGTATGGTTTTGTCGACCCATGTGTGTAACCTGTCTCTTGATTGTAAAGATTGCCACTAGCATCTGCCCATATTGGATTGCTAAATACACCTTGGTCAACTCCTGCTGTTCTATCTAATTCACCAGTAGTCCAATGTCCTTCTTTATAATCTAATGCCACATATCTATTATTCTCCGTTGCTGTTCCTGATGGATAAAACCACCATATTTCGCTGTGTTGCGAGTTATGTAGTGCATAAACTTTGCTTATTTGTGAAGGGTTCATGTCATCAAACACGTAATCAGACACTTCACATGCTATTTCTGTTGCAACTGAACCATCAAATGTAAAAAACCCTTTTTTACCCATCCAAAATGCACCTTCATCAATAGCTACAGCACCACGTCTTGAAGCAACACCACAAGCTGTACCTATTCTTTCAAATCCATATACAAATGGTGCGCCTGAATAACTAGCAACGTGTGCATCATTGTCAGTCAGGATAAGAGTTCTACCTCTCATACGTAACCCTAACATAATCTGACCAACAGTCTGTAATTCAAAGTCACCTGCTTGGTTTGTAGCTGATGGTGTCCATGATGTATTATTTTCTTGGTCACACCATTGCACTTTACGAGGATTACCACCTGCACCAAGTGCAAATACAAATCTTTCTTCTGTAACTACTAAACCTTTGTTACCTGTTGGAGCATTAGCCACTACTTGTGCCACAACTCCTGTGTTGAGTTGCCATTCGTATATCTTGCCATCTTTAGATGAACAAGCCATAAGGTATTCACCCCAAGTATCTAGTGACCAAGTGGTCGCTTCTTGGTAAACTCCTGAGCTAGTTGGTGCTGTTGACCAATTACCTGCACCATAAAAACCACCACCATAACCAAGATTTAATGAGCCATTTAAATTACCTGATGTTAGTCCTGATGGTGTTATATCGTAAACTGTGCTTGAGGGATTTACATAATAAAGTTTGTTATATGTGCCACCTGCTAAATATGAGTCACTAGAATTATCTAACCAAGATAACATTGCTCTAGGAGCTGAGGCAAATGCACTAGCTTTTCTTGATGTCCATCCACCAACAGGTCTCATTGACCCATCATGCCATCTTACTAAACTAGCATCTCTCCATCTGTTTGATGCTTGAAAGTCTGTGCCATTTCTATATTGACCCGGTGGTATGTCTAAAGGTATTAATGCCATAATCTTATGCCGCTATCTCTGTCCATGTGACTGTGTTATTAATAATTGTTTCCCACTTTTCTCTACCTATTGTAGCTGTACCTGATGTTGCACTTACAGCACCTGATGTACTTTGCACTCTATTACAGGTTGCAGTATTTGTAGCTAATGCTTCTAAAACTATACTACCTTGAAATATTTTTTCTGAATCTGAGGTAGACGTGGAGTCTTGCGACATCGATGCGATACCACCTCGTGTAGCAAATCCAAGTACAGTAATACTTGCTACTGCTGTTGGTACACCTGAACCAAATCTGACTCTATTACATATAGCCGCACTTGTTGCTGTAGCAGTTGTACTAGCAGAGCCATTCACGATAAACACACTTGATGCACTTATAGAAGCTACTGCTGATGATGTTGCTACACCTTTTGCAGTTTTAAATGCACTTGTTGTTACAGTTGTTACAGGTGATGATGTTGCACTACTCTCTCTAACTCTTGAGCCATTACTATTTGACGTAACTGTAGTTGTTGATGTTCCATTAACTAAAGCCGAACCTTCAGGTACACGTCTTGCACTTGCTGATACATTAGCAACAACTGATACAGTTGCTGATGCTTCACGTTGTCTAATACATGATGCACTTGCTGATGAGGTTGCTGTAACTACAGTTTGTAAATCTCCTTGAGTAAAGGCATTCATTCCATATGAACCCATACCATAGGAGAATACATCTGATTCTTCTATAATTACAACTTCACCACTACAAGATGATGAAGATGTTACTGTTCCAGTTATTTGTCCTGAACCAATTGCAACTACCCAATTAACCGCATTTGAACCTGACGTAGCAGTTACTGTAGCTGAAGCATCCTGTACTTCACCTAGACTTGAGCCAAATGTACGTAAACCGAAATACGATTCACCATACTCAAAAGCCATTTACTTAATTAGTTAAGTGTAATGTCTAAGTCACCTGATGGCACACGAAATACGTCACCAGTTTCAATAGTCTTTGATGCTGATAATGTCGCATAAGCCATTAAGTTACCTGATGATGAAGCATCGTAAACACCAACGTGTGTTACTGTTCCCCAGTTACCAGTAGCTGTAGGAAATTCTACTGCCGCATTATTAGACGTAGTATTACCTGACGTTGTGAATGCAACTGATTGTCTAGCATATGCAGAACCTGATAACTCAGTTACCGAACCTGCTTCGCCATCTGCTACTGCTGTAAACAACGCTAAGTATTTTGTAGTTGGAGCTGTGTAAGCCGCACCTGCAAATACGTGGTCTAATATCTCTGTTTCTAAAAAGTTGGAAAAACTCATACTAATCCTCTCACTTTAAGTGTTAATCCTGACCCACTATAACGAGCTTGGTCAGAATATTCATTTAATCTAGCAACTGCGGCAGAATACATCTGCGCCCAAACTGCTACCCTTTGGTCTTCTGCTAAGTAAGGTGCTGAGTGTAGTAATGCTCCGTAGAGATATACATCAGGTGCTTCTAGCAAAAGCCAGTTATCTGAGTTACTACTAAGGGATGGTACTTTCTGATAGTAAAGCAACTCAAAATCTGTGTCATTACTCGGAGTTGGGTACAATTGAAATTGTCCATCTGCGTGTGTGTACATACGAGGTGTGCCTGTAGCATTCTCGTTAGCTGACCTTTTGTCAGCCATTGCATCTCTTGAGACAAGGTTAACAACTGTAGTGCCTGTGCCTGTAAGATGTAATCGTATTGTTTCAATCCAATCAGCAGGAGTTTGCATATACTCATCGCCACTTGATTGTTGACCACTAGACCTTGCTTCCATCTTGAAGTGTCTAATGTCTCTGTTTATTTGTGCCTCAGCCAATGTAATAAAATCAGGTATTACTGCTGTAAGGTCATCTCTGTTTAAAAAGTCAGCTATTGAAGCTTTCAATCCTGTGTAATTAGATAAAGCCATATTAGAACCCCAAATTGTTTACTGGCACTTCATCTTGTATGCCATAACCTGTTGCCATAGCAGGATTTGCCACTATCATTTGCATAAGGTTTATTTTACCATCATCGTCTGTTCTAGAAAAAGCGTTAATTACTTGTGCTTGTTCTTGTTGTGATATAGCACCTAATATCTTAGAAAACTTTTCTTGTAAGTCTTTTACATTTAATGGTGCAACTGCTTCTCCATAAGCATTAAATTCTGTATCTGACATTGCACCTGCATTACGAGTAGGTTTTTTTAGTGGGTCAAATTCTGTTCCTGTATCAGTATCCATGAAAGATTTATATTCGTTATTAGATACTGCACCTTTGTTATTATTAGTAAATTGTTCTAATAAACTTAGTATGCCTTTGTCGTTTCCGTACATGGCTTCTCCTGTCTAATTTAGCAATAGTATATCATTGTTTTTTATAATAACCCTTGTTTTTCAAGCTTCATTAATCTCTCATGTGTTAACAAACCAATTGGTGGATATTGCATTGTAGTTCTTCGATAATCTTTATCGTCAAAGTTTTGACGTGTCATTGGCAACTCTACACCATCTTTATTTTTTGTTTTAGTATTGTCGAACAAATCTAAAATGCTTAAATCTTCTTTAATTCTTGCTTGACCTTGTCCACGCAATGCATATGGGTATGTAGGATGACCTGAAACATTAGATTTCATTTCACTCATGTTAACTTCACCAACGTTTTGTATTGTTAGAGGTTCTTTGTTTAATTGAAACTCATCTGCATTTGCTAATCTAGCTTGTGGTAAAGATATTGTGCCATCGTTTTTACCTTTCGCTCTAAAATTGACATCAATAATTCTGTTAATTTCTTTTCTTTCTCCACCTGTCGTGCCATCTAATGGGTTTTCTGAACGTATGCCTTTCCAGTTTAAGTTTACTTTTGCACCTGTTTCTTTATCAGTTGAAGTAGTGCGTATTAATTTATCTAATTCATCTAATTGTTTGCTGTCTAATTTAGCAAGAGCAGATTGTAACATTGTATCTGTAACTTGTTTACTAAAGTCCATGCCAGTTGGTTTCATCGCAAATGGTAGGTATATAGGGTCTTCACCAAATGTATCTTTAGCAAGTTTAGCTTGACTAATTAGCTTATCAATAGGTTCTTCTGCTGATGCCCATAACAATCCTCGCTTATAATTTTCAGGTAAAAACATATAGTCTTGTCCACCTAACAAATCAACAGGTTTATTTAATGGTTGACCATCAACGTGTGTAAGAATACCACCTGCTTTTGTAGTATCTGATTGACTAGCAACAAATGGTCTACCTTCGTAATCTTGTATTGATTTAGTAGGTGCAGTAATCAGGTTTTCACCAACAACTGTACGACCATATTGGTCTAACAGTCCACCACTTATGTTTGCTAAATCACCTACACGTGCTGAGTTTTTATCTTT